AGGTGCTTATTGTCATCGTGCAGCCTCCCGGCATCAAGGTCTGGGAAACAACACCGGAGCGGCTCGACCGTTTCGAAGCGCAGTTGACCTCTGCGGTGACGGAAGCAAAGACTGACAACGCCCTGCTGGCAGCGGGTAAGTGGTGCAAATGGTGCGCTGCGAAGCCGGTCTGCCCTGTGATGACCGGCGAGGTGGATCGGGTTCGGGCGGCGCAGATCGAGGCTTTACCCGCTGACCAGATCAGCGCATACTTGAAGACCGCTGATCAACTTGAGTCATGGATCACCGACCTTCGCGCGCTGGCGTTTCAGATGCTGGAGTCCGGCGCTACGGTTCCAGGCTACAAGTTGGTCGCCAAACGCGCCACAAGATCATGGGTGAACGAGGACGCGGCCAAGGCGCTGCTCCTCGCGCACCTCCCCGAATCCGAACTCATGGAGACAAAGATGTCCTCTCCGGCGGTGATCGAAAAGAAACTCAAAAAGTTGAAAGTCGATCTGCCGGAGGGAACGGTTGTCGCCGTCAGTTCGGGTAACACCCTTGCGGACTTGGACGATCCTCGCCCGCAAGTCATGCCACTCGGGTCGTTGAAAGCGGCCCTCTCTAAACTCCAAGGATAAAGTAATGTTTCCAGTCGTTCAAAACACAAACATCGGCGCTATTGCTACCGCCCTGCGCCAAATTGCCCCAACCGCTGCTGGCGGTGTTGCCATTCTCAAAATGGACAAGACCGGCCATTGGGTCTTCGGTGCTGACCAGACCGAAGTCGATGACTCTAGCCTGTGGGCTGTCAACCCGTTCTCTTTCGTCCACGGGTTCATCGCCTGGGGCGAGGGTGAAGTTCTCGGCGAGAAGATGGTCAGCATCACTTCGCCGTTGCCTGAGTTGGAAGCCGCGCCTCCTAACGCAAAGCGCGGGTGGGAAGAACAGGTTGGCCTGTCGATGAAATGCATTAAGGGTGAAGACGAAGGTCTTGAGGTGCGCTACACCGTGACCAGCGTCGGTGGGAAGCGCGCCGTTCAAGCGATGGGGGTCAAGATCGCCGAGCGCGTCGAGGACAGCCCTGAGTCGCCTGTGCCTGTGGTGCGTCTGAAGAAGGAGCATTACATCCACAAGTCGTATGGCCGCATCTACACGCCCGTATTTGAGGTGGAAGCGTGGATCGGCATGGATGGCCCTGCGCCTAAGGAAGAAGTGGCTGAAGCGCCTGTGCGTCGTCGTCGGGCAATCGCCGAGTAAAGGATCGGGGGCGCTGTTAAGCCAGCGTTCGAGGATGTCGAAGCGGGGGTTTTTCTGGCTTTCCACCCCGCCGTGTTTAAGACCAAATCGAGGCGCCACCACCTACCATGATCCTTTGGTGTGATTTTGAAACCAAAAGCGCCTGCGACCTAAAAACCGCAGGCGTTTACAACTACGCGCAGGACATCACCACAGAGGTCTTGTGTATGTCGTTCGCTTTTGACGATGAACCTGTACAGACATGGACACCATTCTGTACAGATGCGACCGGATGCGTACAGAAAAACCCGTTTCCTGTACAGGTCGCCCAGTTCACCGGCCAGATCAGGGCGCACAACGCCGCGTTCGAGCGGCTGATCTTCTGGTACGTCCTACAGGTCAACTTCAAGTTGGAACAGTTCTACTGCACCGCCACGCAGGCCCGCGCTAACTGTGCGCCTGGTTCGCTGGAAGACGTTGGCCGGTTCTTCGGCGCGTCGATGCGGAAGGATCACCGGGGCGCGCATCTAGTCCGGCAATGCTGCATCCCGCCGTACAACACCACGCTGTTGCCAGAACTTTACCAGTATTGCGAACAAGACGTTCGGGCGATGCGCGCTATAAGTTTAGGTTTGCGTCAACTAACTTCCGAGGAGATAACGGACTATCACGTCAACGAACGCATCAACGACCGAGGCGTGCTGGTCGATGTGCCGCTGGCGCGCGGTGCTGTGCGGTACGCCGCGCAAGAGGTCAAGGACATTCAAGAGATCGTCGTCGAAGTGACGGGCGGCGCTGTGCCGACTGTGCGGTCACCGAAAATGAGAGAGTGGGTGTACGACCGGCTCGACGAAGAAGGCCAGAAACTGATGATGGTCGAGGGTAAGAAGTGCATCGACAAGACTGTGCGCGCCAACTTGCTCAACACCGATCTCGACTCGGATGTGCGCGAGGTCATCCAGTCAGCCGACGATCTCTGGGCCTCATCCGTCGCCAAGTTTCAGCGCATGGCCGACCTAGCCGACGTTGAAGACCAGCGCGTGCGCGGTGCGTTCGTCTTCGCTGGCGGTAGTGCGACGGGGCGCGCGTCATCCTACGGTCTGCAAGTTCACAACTTCGGGCGCAAGTGCCACGCTGACCCGGAGGCTGTGCGCGCGGCCATCGTTGCCGGTCAGTCGGTCGTCCCCCAGTTCGGCGTAAGAACGACCGACGTTTTGAAAACCATGTTGCGCCCCGCTATGCGTGGCCCGTTCACCGTAGCCGATTGGGCCGCCGTCGAGGCGCGGCTGACCCCTTGGTTGTCGGGCGATGGCGAGGAAGTGCTGGATGTGTTCCGGTCGGGCGGCGACATCTACGTCAACGAAGCCCAGAAGATGTTTGGGCGTGTAACGCCGGAACTGCGCCAGATCGGAAAGGTCGCCGTCCTCGCTTGCTTTGGTCCACAAACCCAAGTGTTTACAAACAACGGGCTGAAGGCTATAGTGGAGGTTCAATCAACAGACCTTTTATGGGATGGGCAATCATGGGTGACGCATCAGGGAGTGATTTCAAAGGGGCTTCGCCAGACTATCAACGTGTGCGGCGCGGAAGTAACGCCGGAACATTTGATAAGAACCCAGCAAACTTGGCTTCCGGCGAAGCAACTCGTTTCAAACAAACGATTGTTGACCCAAGCATTGGGAGTCGGTTCGGCCAACTTACCCTATTGGGCGTTGAAATCCGCAAACATGGCGCATCCCGGCAGCGCATGGCACAGGTTCAATGCGATTGCGGCGCTGCGCCACATTTTGTTTACATTTACAACCTTCTCAAAGGCGCGTCTACACGATGCCCTACTTGTGCAAAAGCAGCGTCTGGCTATTGGCGCAAAGATTTTTTCAAGTATGCCGACGCTTGCCCCGATGACGCGCATCGTCGGCGGTTGCTTAACCGCTTGTCGGCTTGCAAGAATAGATGCCACAACCCAAAAGACAGCGTCTACGCGAACTACGGTGGGAGGGGCATCACATTGTATGAGCCTTGGCGCGTCGATAAGGCCGCGTTTCTCCGTTACGTTCTTACGTTGGACGGGTGGGATCAGCCTTACCTTGAATTGGATCGCATCAACGTGGACAAAGGGTACGAACCAAACAATCTTCGGTTTGTCACTCGCAAAGAAAACGTGCGAAACAGGCGATGTGTTCAAGAAATGCAGCAGCGAATTATCGAGCTTGAAGCCCGTATTCGACATTTTGAACAGCGGCCCAAGGAATCAATTCACGATCCTGACTGACGCTGGCGCGCTGATCGTACACAACTGTGGTTTTGGCGGCGGGCACAACGCCTTTGCGGCGATGGGCCGCGCGTACAACGTCAGGATGACCGAGGCCGAGGCGCGGCTGACTGTCGAGGCGTGGCGCAGGGCGAACCCGTGGGCTGTGCGCTACTGGTCTGATCTTGAGTGGGCGTACAACGCGGCGATGAGAAACCCCGGCGAGCACATCAAAGTCGCGCGCGTCACCTACTGTTTCAATGGTCAGCACCTATGGTATTCGCTGCCTTCGGGGCGTATTCTCTGCTACCCCTTCGCCAAGATAGAGGAGGACGGCATCACCTACGCGAAGGCCGCGTGGAAGCCAGCAGCAGATGCAAAAGAGTGGCCGCGCGCGAGGCTGTGGAAGGGTCTGGCCTGCGAGAACATTACCCAAGCGACCGCCAACGACTTGCTGCGCCACGCGCTGCGCCAGATCGACAACGTGGTGCTGCACGTTCACGATGAGATCGTCGTCGAGGGCGAGTGCCCAGAACTGGAACGGATTATGTGTACCCCGCCCGCGTGGGCGGCGGGTTTGCCGCTGAAGGCGGAAGTCAAAACAATGGAGCGTTACGGCAAATGATCGACTACCTGAGTTCACTCGCTGGCGAAGGCGAGACTTTTCTGATCGTCAAACAAAAGCCCAAGGGTGAGGCGTTCACCTACCCGGCATTTCTGCCCCGCAAGTACGCGCCAGGCGGCGCATGGTACGGCAACACCGGCTCTTTTATCGTTGACCGCTTCCGCGACGGTCATGTGTCTGCCAGCAGCGCGAATATCGAACACGTTCTGGTGATGGTGCTGGATGACATCGGCACCAAGAGCCGCGCGCCTGAGTTGCCCCCGACTTGGATCATGGAGACCAGCGAGGGTAACTACCAGTGGGGCTATACCTTTTCTGAACAGCCAACGAAGCACGAATTTGCCGCCGCCATCATTGCGATCGCCGCCGCTGGTTACACCGACCCCGGCGCGATCAACCCGGTCAGAAATTTCCGACTGCCGGGGTCAGTTAATCACAAAAACGGCTTCGCGTCCCGGCTCGCCGAGTTCCACCCCGAGCGCGAGTACACCTTAGACGAAATCTGCGAGGCGCTCCAAGTAACGCCCGCAGACCACGGCAATGGCAGCGTGCAGACCATCGCTGTTGACGCCGCACCCGACGACGTGATTGAGTGGCTGGCCGGTCGCGGCGAGGTGCTAGAGCATGGCAATTCCTCGGGCTGGTGGGGCGTCAAGTGCCCGAACAGCGCCGAGCACAGCGACGGCCAGATTGGCGCGCGGTACCTGCCGACCTCACGCGCGTTTGCCTGCTTCCACGGGCATTGCCAGGACTGGGGGTCAGAGGCGTTCTTGGCATGGGTCGCCGCCGAGGGCGGCCCCCGGCACGCGCATGGGTTCCGGTCTGAGCTGATCGCCACGATTATGCAGGGCGTTGCCGAGAAGCTGAACCCGACGCCAGCGTTCCCCGACGCTGCTGCTGCGACGATCAAGGCGGTCGAGCAGCGCGAGCTAGGCCGGATCGACAAGGCCGACTGGTGGGGCAAGTGGGCCTATGTCCAAGACGATGAGTCATTTTTCGATCTTGAAGACCGCAGGCTAGTGTCCCGCTCGACTTTCAACGCCATCTATCGCCATGTGAACTGTATGTCGATCCACGGCAGCAAGCCCCGGCGTGTTGAGGCGTCGATCTGCTTCGACGAGAACCGCCAGGCCAACGGCGCGCATTGCTTGTCTGGCGTCACCTATGCGGCTGGCGGCTCTACCTTGGTTACGCGAGAGGGCTTGGTGTATGGCAATCGCTGGCGCGACCATCGCCCCGAGCCGATACCTGGTGACGCTGGCCCTTGGCTGCGCCATGTCGCGCGGATGATCCCCGACGCGATGGAGCGCGCGCATTTCCTCGCCGCGCTCGCCCACAAGGTCCAGTTTCCGTCGATCAAGATCAATCACGCCATCCTGCTAGGAGGCAACCACGGCTCTGGCAAGGACACTTTGATGGCCCCCTTCTTCTGGGCCATTGGTGGCGACACGAAGTCCAACTGTACGATGGTCAAGAACGAAGAGCTAACCTCGCAATGGGGCTACGCCCTCGAATGTGAAGTCATGGAAATCGCCGAGCTTAGACAGTCCGACGCCAAGGATCGCCGCGCGATAGAAAACACCCTCAAGCCGATTATTGCTGCGCCGCCTGAGCTGTTGCCCGTGAATCGTAAGGGCTTGCATCCCTATATGGCGCTCAACAGAATTTTTGTCGTTGCGTTCACCAACGAGCGCGGGGCGATCAGTTTGCCCTCAGAGGATCGCCGCTGGTTTGTCCTGTGGTGCGAGGCCGACCGACTGCCTGAAGCTGACGCTGGCGCGCTCTGGAATTGGTACACACACCAGAACGGCTTCGGGGCCGTGGCCCATTTTCTCAGCACCTATGACGTGTCGGCCTGGTGCCCGACTGCCCCGCCACCGATGACCGAAGCCAAGCTGATCCTGATCGACGCCGCTATGTCGCCCGCAGAGGCCGCGCTCGTGTCGGCGATCCGGAACCGCGTGGGTGACTTCCGCGAGGGCGTCATCTGCGGCCCTTTCCACGCCATCCTAGACCGGGTGCAGTTCCCCGCTCATGTCAAGACGCCGCCCCAGGCCGCCCTATTTCACGCGCTGAAGGAGGCCGGGTGGGTCGACATGGGGCGGCTTCATTCGCGTGACTACAGCACGAAGAAACACATTTTCCGCGCGCCAGAGCTGGCGGGCGTGTCTAAGTCTGACCTTCGGATCATGGTCGAGACGAAAAAAAGCCCCGCCTAGGCGGGGCTGGTCAGGAGTTCGACGACACGCCGCGCGCCTGATATGACCGAGCGCGGCGTGTCGTCTGTGTTGCCTTCCGCGTAGAACTTGGCATCACCTAACAGACACGCGATCTGCGCGGGGTTTGCTTCGATGACGGCGAAACGCGCGCTGAGGCTAATCTCGTCTGGAATCTCGTCTGGGTGATCGCACGGGCAGCGATCCGAAAAATCATCCCAGTAGCTGCGCGGGATTTTGTACCGCATAAGGTCGCTCCTTTTGGTCAATGACAGTTCATTGTACAACATTGTTTTACAGATGTCATTAGGGAAAACCCTAATAGGCACTAGGTGTTTACCCTAATAGGCACTAGGTGTTTACCCTAATAGGCACTAGGTGTTTACCCTAAGTTTTGACGAAAAAAAGCCCCGCGTGAGCGGGGCATCAAAGACGTAATAGCGTGGCTAGTATAGCGGCGATGAGAGCCGCTAGAACCAGCGTCACACCTCCTCAACGCAGATTGGCTGCGTCGGGTCATAGTGTGTCGTTGGACGTTCGTTGAGCGGCGCGAACCGCGTGACGCATGACGGCATGATCTTTTCGTTGAGCATTTCATACTGACGCACGTACTGCGCCGTCGATTCTGCGTGTGTCGGGTATTGCCGCGCCATCTTGAGGCCTGGCGTGTTGGGCTTGAACTTCCGGCCCTTGCCCTTGGCTTTAATGCTCGCGCAGAGCGCGCGCGCGTTCTCGGCGTTCTCGGGCCGCAGGGTGAATTCTGTTCCGTCAATTTGTAGTGTGACCAGCCCGAGCATGCGCGCGCACGCGCGGTTGTATATCTCGCGCGCATTGTCCGACAGTGTGTCAACAGACAACAGCGGCGAGGGTTTGAAGCTCTTTCGCAGGCGACAAAGCCGCGCATATTCAGGCGACCATTGCCCACCGTGGCAGTCGGACAACGCTAAATAGTAGGCTTCGCAAATATCGAAACGATCAAAGTACATTTTCATCCCCATAAGCTGAGTCGATGGCGCGCCCGCTCTCGGCGCAGATGAGCGGCTCGCCCTCCCAGTGAATGAACACCTCCACGGGTGTCCAATCGCGCGCCTGCGCGCGCCTGATGAGGCGGTAATTCGCACGCGCTGCGCGCGCATCAATCACTTCGCCGTCGGCCATCAACAGCGCGAGCGGATAGCCGCCTGGCCAGGCGAAGCCGCCAGAGCGGATGAAATTTTGCAGTTCGGTTGTTTTCATGGTCAGAACTCCGAACAGTAGACGACAGACCCGGCCTGAGTGACGCCGAGCACGATAGTGTTGTCTTGCAGCCAGTCGAGCACGTCACCTTCGATGGAATAGTTCTGGCGCACGTCGAGTTCCTCCTCTTCAGCGTACGCGCAGCATAGGGCGATGACGTCAAGCTCATGGTCTGGGTCGACTTCTTCAAGATGGTCGAACAGCATACGTTTTGCTTCATAGGTGAATTGATCTTCACGGCCAAGCGCGCGGAAAGCGTCACAGAAACCGCCGAAGTTGATGGTTTGATACATGGTCATTTTCCTTTTAAAGACAAAAATCAGCGAGCGATCGCGCGAACAAGTAATGCTTGAGCCCGGACACTTCATAAATAGGCGTGAGCGGATCGCGCGCTTGCGATCGGTCAATGCGCGCGTCAAGGTACCGAACAGCGACATACTGCCCGATGGTTAGGTCACTGCCTGGGATGTTGACGGCAATGCGCGCAGTCTTAAACAAGCGATATTTGCCCGGGTTTTGGTCGAAGTCTGATTGAGAGTAGTGATTCATTTTTTACCTTTCAGAATGAGAAGAACAAGACCGATGGCGGCGAGCGCCACGGGAACGAGGAACGGGGCGAGCTCGAAGCCGTTCATGCTGCGCCGCCTGACACGCGGTAGCAATTACCATTCGGAAGCTGCACGTCGATGGTGCCGCAGGGGTGGACACGCAACAGCGTCGCGATGTACGCGCGGCCGTAAATGGTTACGTTGACAGTTTGCATGATGATCCTTTGTGGGTTTTGGTTGAGGAGAGACTCAATCATAAAGCAATGTTTTACAAACACGCTATTAGGACAAACCCTAGGGGTGGTGGGTGTCGGTGGGTGTCGCGGTGGGCGGGGTTTGGGCGGGGCGAATTGGCTGTCTACGCCCCGTGTGGGTAGTTTGGGTAGCAGTCTGTATTTTCTGAAATAGAAAGTTATATTTCATATAGTGGAACGGAGCGTCATGTGGAGCGTTGGCAGCATCCACCGACTCAAGAAACTGCTACCCAAAGCACCCACACTTTAAGTCGTTGATCTGTATGGGCTTTCCGGCATTTACCCCCTTCAGAGCGGCACCCACACAAAGCACCCACAAACTGGGCCGCGCTCACGCCAGACATCAGAACGGATTGTCGGGTTGCGTGGGTGCTACCCAAAGTGCCCACAACCTTGCGTGTAACGTCTTGTTACGTCATGCCGCGTGCTGCCTGGCCGTCTGCCGCGTGCAGACTGCCTAGCTGCCGCGTGCAGACTGCCGCGTGCAGACTGCCGTGGGCGCTACCCAAACTGCCCACAGCAGCGAGGGGGAGGGGGTAGGGCCGACGCAAAGAGCCAGCGGCTACGGAGCGTTCGCAAACAATTTTTATTTTTTTGGTATAGTCAGACTCATGTTTCAAAGTCTTCCTTACGAACCCCGGCGCGTACAAGCCACCGAGGCGCGGTTAGAGCGCATATACGCGGCTGCAAAGCGCGGCCTCAAAGGCGACTCGCTGGCGCTATCTGCTGGACTGCTGCCACAAGAGTTCAACCAGATTGCCCAGCTAGACCCGCTGGTTAACCTGGCCGCGCAAAAAGGCCGCGCCGACGCCGAGCGGGAACTGTCGGATGTGCTGCACACCGCAGCGATGTCGGGCGACGCTAAGATGGCGCTGGAAATACTGAAGCACCAACACGGGTGGGTCGCAAAGCAACAGATCGAAGTCAATCAGGTTATTTCGATTACCGCCGCGCTTCAAGAAGCAGAGCAGCGCGTAATTAACATGGGCGAAATCAATGCAGACGACGATCTATTCAGCGACGGACGAACAAGCGTTAATGGCGAGGCTGTGGACGCCAGCTATAAAGAATGATCCGCTGGCGTTTGTAATGCTGGTATTCCCATGGGGGAAAGCTGGCACACCACTAGAACACTTTACTGGCCCGCGCAAGTGGCAACGCGAGGTGCTGTCGGCGCTCAAGGAGCACATCCGGCAGAACAACGGTAAGGTTGACTTTGACACCTTAAGACTAGCGGTGGCGTCAGGGCGCGGTATCGGCAAGTCGGCCCTAGTCAGTTGGCTGACGATCTGGATGCTGTCCACGCGGATCGGCTCGACGACCATCATCTCAGCAAATTCCGAATCACAGCTAAGAAGCGTCACCTGGGCCGAGATCACCAAGTGGCTGGCGATGTCGATCAACAGCCATTGGTTCGAGGTCAGCGCCACCAGACTGATGCCTGCCAAGTGGCTGACTGAACTGGTCGAGCGTGACTTGAAGAAAGGCACGCGCTACTGGGGTGTTGAGGGGCGGCTGTGGTCGGCTGAGAATCCTGACGCCTACGCGGGCGTACACAACTACGACGGCGTGATGGTGATCTTCGACGAGGCCTCAGGTATTGAGGAGTCGATCTGGGCGGTGACGGGTGGATTCTTTACTGAGAACACGCCCAACAGGTTCTGGCTGGCGTTCAGCAACCCACGCCGCAACACGGGGTACTTCTACGAAGCCTTCAACAGCAAGCGGGAGTTCTGGCACGGCAAGCAAGTAGACGCGCGCACGGTCGAGGGTACGGACAAAGCGGTCTACGAGCAGATCATCGCGGAGTACGGCGCGGACTCGTACCAGGCGCACGTTGAGGTGTACGGGTCGTTCCCTAACGCCAGCGACGATCAGTTCATTAGCAGCAGCTTGGTGGATGAAGCGATGGCAAGAGAGAAGTATCAAGATCAAACAGCCCCAATTATTGTCGGAGTAGACCCGGCACGGTTCGGCGCTGATTCGACGGTGATCGCTATCCGGCAAGGCAGGGACATCGTGACGATCAAGCGGTACAAGGGCGACGACACTATGACGGTGGTTGGTCATGTGATCGACGTGATCGAGGAGTACAAGCCAGCCTTGGTCGTCATTGACGAAGGCGGGCTAGGCGCTGGCATCGTGGACAGGCTAAAAGAGCAGCGGTACAAGATCAAGGGCGTCAACTTCGGCAACAAGGCGAAAAACCCGATCATGTACGGCAATATGAGGGCGCAGATGTGGGGTGAAATGCGGGAGTGGCTGAAGTCGGCCAGCATACCCAAGGACAAGTTCTTGAAAACTGACCTGATTTCGCCTATGATGAAACCAGACTCGCGGGGTACAATCTTTCTGGAGAGCAAGAAAGAGATGAAATCAAGAGGCCTTGCCTCGCCCGACGCGGCGGATGCGCTGGCCGTGACGTTTGCATTTCCTGTCGCGCACCGTGAGTACAAGGAACCGGCGCGGCGGGTTAACGCGCAGGGCAGCAGCGTAAGTACATCTTGGATGGGTAGTTGACATGAAGAAAAATGTTTCTCTGTCTGTAGGGCGTGGCGAGAAGTTGCCTGTGAGCAAAGGCGCGGGGCTGACGGAAAAAGGGCGCGAGAAGTACAACGCAGCCACCGGCAGTAACTTGAAAGCGCCCGCGCCTAATCCTAAGACTGAGGCGGACAAGGGACGCAAAGCGTCATTTTGTAGTAGAATGGCTCCTATCGCAAAAAAGAGCGAAGAGGGCAGCCGTGCAAAAGCCGCAATGCAGCGTTGGAAATGTTGAGATGTGGGCCGACATTCAAGGTTATGAAGGCCGTTACCAAGTCAGCACGTTAGGTCGCGTGAAATCTTTGGCTCGTGTGCGACGAGGCAAAGCAGGTGCTGATGTGCCTATGCCTGAACGCATAATGCGATTGTCAACTAAAAAAGACAATGGGCGCACTAAACCGTATGTTGAGGTGCGATTTCGCAGCGGTGGCCTTCGTACAGAACGATGCAAATGTTTTTTGGTGCATCGTTTGGTAGCCAACGCTTTTATCAAATCTCTTGAGGTTGATGAGCAAGTTGATCACATCAACGGAATTCACGGTGACAATCGCGCTGAAAATTTGCGTGTCATGAAAACCATAGAGCACGCTAGACTTCATCCGTTGTTGCACACATTAAACGCCCGCGACCCTATAACTGGCGCGTTTTGGCCTAAAGGACGTTAATCATGGCTACGAAACCCGGCTTGTACAGTAATATTCACGCAAAGCAAGAGCGCATCAAGGCTGGCTCTGGCGAGAAGATGCGCCAGCCCGGCGACAAGGGCGCACCTACTGCCAAAGCGTTTAAAGACTCGGCCAAGACGGCCAAGAAAAAATGATTGATAACGGGATCACGGCAGCGAAGGCTGTAGCCAGCGGGAACGAAGACCTACTGTCAACGGCTCGCAGTCGGTTGGACATGGCTATGTCGGCGCTGTCTGAGTCCCGCGAGGATGAGATTGACGACCTGAAGTTCTACGCAGGCTCGCCTGACAATCACTGGCAGTGGCCGAGTGACGTTTTGGCGACCCGTGGTGCGGTGCAGGGGCAGACGATCAACGCACGCCCGTGCCTGACGATCAACAAGCTGCCGCAACACGTTAAGCAGGTGACGAACGACCAACGCCAGAACAGGCCTGCGGCAAAGGTCATCCCTGTAGATGACAACGCCGACATTGAGGTGGCCGAAATCTTTAACGGCATGATTCGGCACATTGAGTACATCAGCGACGCTGACGTAGCCTATGACACGGCGTGCGAGAACCAGGTGGCGTATGGCGAGGGCTACATACGCCTGCTGACCGAATACTGCGACGACAACACGTTTGAGCAGGACATCAAGATCGGGCGGGTGCGTAACTCGTTCTCGGTGTACATGGACCCAATGATCCAAGACCCGACCGGCGCGGATGCCAAGTATTGTTTCGTCACGCAAGACCTGACCCGCGAGGAATACGAGCGGATGTACCCCAACGCAGCGCCTGTGACGACGCTGCAATCGTTGGGTGTTGGCGATCAGTCCATCAGCAACTGGCTGAACGAGGACACGATCCGCGTTGCAGACTACTACTACATCGACTACGACCGCGCTACGCTGAATCTGTACCCAGGCAACCAGACAGCGTTTGCCGGTACGCCGGAAGACAAGCAGTTGAAGGCGTTTTTTGGCAAGCCAATTCGCTCACGCGAGTCGGACAGGCCGAAAGTCAAGTATTGCAAGATCAACGGCTACGAGGTCTTGGAGCAAAACGACTGGGCCGGAAAGTGTATTCCGGTCATTCGGGTTGTCGGCAACGAATACGAGGTTGATGGGCGTCTGTATGTCAGCGGTCTGGTGCGAAATGCCAAGGACGCACAGCGGATGTACAACTATTGGGTCAGCCAAGAAGCAGAAATGCTGGCTTTGGCCCCAAAAGCGCCGTTTATCGGGTATGGCGGGCAGTTTGAGGGGTACGAAACCCAATGGAAGACCGCCAACACGCAAAACTGGCCGTATTTGGAGGTCAATCCAGACGTAACTGACGGTCAGGGCTCTATTTTGCCGTTGCCGCAGCGTGCCCAGCCGCCGATGGCGTCATCTGGGCTGTTGCAGGCTAAGGCAGGCGCGTCTGAGGACATCAAATCGACCACCGGGCAGTACAACGCCTCGCTGGGCATGGGTTCTAACGAGCGTTCTGGCAAGGCTATTCTGGCCCGCCAACGCGAGGGTGACGTTGGGACGTATCACTACGGCGACAACTTGGCTCGTAGCGTGCGAAACGTCGCTCGGCAACTGGTGGACTTGATCCCCAAGATTTACGACACGCAGCGCGTGGCTCGGATCATTGGCGAGGACGGCGACACCAAGATGGTGAGGGTCAATCCTGACCAGCAGCAACCTGTCAACAAGATCGTTGACCAATCAGGCATTGTGATTGAGAAAATCTACAACCTGAGCGTTGGCAAGTACGATGTGGTGGCTGTGACCGGCCCCGGCTACGCAACCAAGCGCCAAGAGTCGCTGGAAGCTATGGGCCAGATGCTGCAAGCCAACCCAGAACTGTGGGCTGTGGCTGGCGATCTGTTCGTTAAGAACATGGATTGGCCTGGGGCGCAGGAGATGGCAAAACGCTTTGCCAAGACTATTGATCCAAAACTGATGGGTGACGGTGAGGACAACCCTGCGCTCCAAGCTGCCCAGCAGCAGATGGAGGCGATGGGGCAGGAGATGGAGCAGATGTACCAGATGCTGCAAAACGTCGGCAAGTCTATTGAAGTGCAAGAGCAAGAGCGCAAGGACTACGAAGCCAAGATCAAGGCGTTTGAGGCCGAGACTAAGCGCATCTCTGCCGTGCAGGCTGGCATGACCTTTGAGCAGATTCAAGATATTGTGCAAGGCACCATTGCAGGCATGATTACGTCAGGCGATCTGATCTCTGAGATGCCTGGGCAGGAAATGCCTATGGAAGAAATGCAGATGCCGATGGAGCAGCAAATGCCTATGGAGCAGCAGATGCCAATGGAAGGGTTCCAGCAATGAACGCCTGTCAGTTTGTCGGCCTGCTGTTCCTTGGCCGGAATGTCGCCCACAGCACTCATCTCAACACCCGTTCGTTCAGCAAGCACATGGCGCTGAACACGTTTTACGATGAGATCATTGACCTAGCAGACTCGTTTGCCGAGGCGTATCAGGGCAGGCATGGTTTGATGGGGCAGATTGCTGTTCCGGCTAACAAGAAAGCTGCCAACATTGTTGAGTTCCTGCAAGGCCAGCTTGATGAGATAGAAAAAATGCGGTACGAGGTCTGCGACAAATCAGACACCGCCATTCAGAACATCATTGATGAGATCGTTGCTTTGTACTTGTCAACGCTGTACAAATTGAGGTTCTTGGCATAAATGGCACTCTACGCTGACCGTGTAAAGGACAGTACCTCAATCACGGGTACTGGTGCGATCACGCTGAGTGGTACTGCGCCCACGGGGTTTCAGTCTTTTGCCACGGCGTTTGGTGCAAGCCCAGTTACGGTGGCGTACTGTATTGCCGACCAGACCGGAAACAACTGGGAGGTTGGCACAGGCGTGTTTGACGGCACGACCGGCTTGACCCGTGTGACCGTTTTGGGGTCAAGCAACGGCGGCTCGCTGGTCAATTTTAGCGGCGGCACGCAGGACGTCTTTTGTACCGCACCGGCTGCATACTTGTTACCTGCTGGCTCTACCACACAGATTCAGTTTAATAACGCTGGCGCGTTTGGGGCAAGCGCAAACTTCACCTACGTTAGTGGAACCAACACCGTAAGTTTTGGCAACATCACAGGCTCTGCGCTTGGGATGACGATTCAGCCACTTGCGCCTACAAGCGTTGAAAATGCTGGGCAACTAACACTACGCGCAAGAAATGCGGTTAAAGCAAACAGTTCAGGCGGCGAGATTTTACTTGCCACGGGTACTCCAACGGGTACTGGAGATAGGGGGCGAGTAGTAGTACAAGCGGGGACTTTTTCGTATCAAGGAGCCTCTGCCTCAACCTTTGATGGTGGAAGTTTTACCGCTACTTGCGGAAATGGGTTTCGTACTGGTGGTGGTTACCAAGTTGTATGTGGCAACGGGACGGGTACAGTTGGTACTGGGGGAGGCGCATATTTTGAGACAGGCAGCGCAACACAAGCGGGTGGTACGGCAGGGGATGCATATTTTTATGTGGGGCGTAATGAAATTACAGATCAAGGGGGGGCGTTTAGATTTGGCTCCTCGACGTTTGGAGATGCTATATACATAACTCACGATGCAATTGATTTGCAAATGGGGTTTTTTAACGCAGCACCAGTTTACAAACCTGCCCCAACAGCCTCTGGCACAGGTAACGTACTGAGCAGCGTAGTTACTGCACTCAACAGTCTTGGGCTTGTTAGTTCTGCATCGCTGACCAATGCATCTACGCTTACTGCTGCTGGCTCTAACACTCAGATTCAGTTCAACAATAGTAATGCGTTTGGGGCAAGCGCCAACTTTACCTACAACACCGGAACCAACACCTTCACCGTTGGCCCTGCTGGAGCAGAAACAATCATTGAAACTCTTGCGCCGACAGGTTCTACGATTACGGGAAGTTTGCGGATTCGAGGCAAAAACGCCAGCGCGACAAATGGCAATGGAGGAGTAATTCGATACACTGGCGGCGATGCACTTGGAACAGGCACGGGCGGCGGCCACTTCTTTACTTGTGGCTCTGGAAGGACTGGTGGTGGGATAAGTTTTGTTTCTGCAAATGGAACGCTTGATGGCGGTTCCATGTTGTTCAATGCTGGCGCTGGAAATGCCGGAGGAACGGGCGGCAATTTTACGATGAACGCTGGTTTAGGAAGTAGTACCGCTAGCGGGGGAAGTTTTGAACTCGCTGCTGGTAATGCCGCTTCTTCTGGTATTGGTGGCGGTTTTACTATGTTTGCGGGCTCGTCACCATCTGGTGGTCTAGGTGGTGACGTTTATATTGTCTGTGGTTTTGGAACTCCAAGTGGCAGCATTTATTTGGGAGCCGACTCAGGGACTGTTATTCAAATAACTGAAGATGCAACTCCTAATTTGCAACTTGGGTTTTACGGAGCAGTTCCAGTAAACCAACAAGCCAGCGCACCTGTTGCCACCAATTTGGCTACTGCCATCACACTTGTCAATGCGCTCCGCACAGCGTTGCTCAACTTAGGATTGATCGTCTAATGGCAATCATCAAACAACTCACCAACGCTGCGGGCGTCGTTTACGACTACCACCGCATCAACTCGATCATCGTGGACGCGCAGGACAACCTGTATGCCACGGTGACTTCTTACATCAGTGCAGACCGCGCTACTGATCAAGATCGCCCTGTTGATCGCTTCTCATGGCAAATCAACACGCCCATTACCACGGGCCTAGTTGCCACGGCAGAAGGCTTGTTGGTTGCTGATGCCAACTGCAAGTTGTTCGGCGGCACGGTTACGCCAGACGTCATCCTGCCTGATCTGGACAAGGCCAAAGCCAAGAAGAAGGCTGAGATTGCTTCTGCTCGCAGCGTTGAGATGTACGCCGACAAGACCACCTCGCTGGGCGTGTTTGGCAGTACAGAGTCGGACAACAACAAACTGTCGATTGCCATCCAAGTGACCCAGTTGGCCGCAGCAGCAGGGCAGCCAGCGGAGTGCGGCTACAAAACGGTAGACGGGACATACTCGGTCTACACGCTGGCACAGTTGGAGCAGATTGCGCTGGAGATCGCTGCCCAGGTGATCCCGTTGTACGAGAAGGAATCAGGGTTGGTGGCTCAAGTAGACGCCGCCACTACGATAGAAGAAGTGGAAGCGGTGGTTTGGTAAATGTTAGGCTTTGCGCCTATTTCAGCTTTACCAATATCGGCTATAGTTGTGCCTGCACCAACACCCCCGACGCCGGGGCTTTTGCAGACTTTGATCGAGATTAGATCGTTTACTGAACGGAGATTTT